TTGTGTCTCACGACCACACAACATTTCTCCATCAAAATGGAGATGAATCTTTTTTAGTTTTTTTGACATGACCGATTATTTCTTTTGATATTGAATATTTACGTTTTGATAATTCTGTTTGCGCATCTCCTTTACGTTGTATTGGACTATATTTATCATAATACGCTTTTTGTCTATCAGACATATTAGTATAATCCTTTATCATTTTCTGTTGAAATAATTCACCTAGTTCAGTAGTATCATAATCAGCAGCTTTAAGATAGAAACGAGGAACGGACATTTTCACATTTCCGCCGTTCATACTTGGAATTGTATAATAGGGCATTGTAAGAAGTGAATCTAATTTACGCCTAAAGTGTGCTTTTGGTGTTCTAATCTTTCTATAACGAACAAAGGGCTTATTATTTTTATCTATTCCTTTTGTTTGTACATATTTAACCTCAAAAGCCCATTGTTCTCCAATACCTTTTGACATACCAATAAATGGGCGAGCTTGTCGCCAATCCCATTCGTCAACCTCACCAATACCACCTTTAAAACTATTAAGTGCACCTTTTACAGAATATTTAAGAGTATAAGCAATTGAAGCAGGCGAAACCGTACCAAAGTGTACTAATCCGTTTTGCCATGTCTCATTAATAACTTTAACATCTTGTAAAGATAAATCTATAATAATTGCATGGTAATGTGGTCTATTATTCTCGCTGCCATACTCACCACATATTAGATATTTTATGTCTCTATGTGGTAATGCCTTACGTAATCTCTTAAGCCAATCTTGATAATCTTTTTTTCTTAATGTAAATTTTCCCTTATACATAGGAATATGAAAATAATCGTATGTAAGTGTGAGAAAGAGGGCGGGCTTCCCCGCCATCTCCCTTTGTAACCTAAATGTCCAATGTTGAAGATATGACGTGTGGCATTGAGTACACTTGCCACACTTATATGTATTACCTTGTTGATTGGTTTGCGGATTTACGCACATTATCTAAATAATAATCTACGAAGTAAAACGCCTATACCGCTACCGATTGCACGATTTCCACCCATTTTTTCGAGAAAATAACGCATAGAAGCGGGTAATATATTGGCTAATTCTGCTTCCTGTTTACGAATTTCAGCGTTTGATTGAATAAGACTTGATTGATTGCTAAAATCTTTCTTTGCATAGTAGTTTTGTATTTCGTCACGGTAGTTTTTGTTCTTATACATACCTATTTGCCCCTGTAATACATCGGCTTTACCTTGTAATAATTGACTACGAAACAACTTCTCTATTTGTGCTATATCGCTGTTAGCTTGAATACCTTTGTATTGAGCGGCCGCATTACTAGCTTGTTGACCTGCTAAAGAAGCTTGATTAGAATTTTTATTTATCATAGCAAGAATATTATCTAAATCAAAATGCTTTCTTTTAGCCAAAATACCTGTAAGTTTTGGGTCGTTCCAATCGTCTATATTTGTATCGTACTCCAACTTTTTGTTATTTGTATCCGCATCTACATTTGCAGTGTCCGCCATAACTTTTTGTTGTTGTAATTTCAACAATTTGACTTGTTCTACACCTTGTTGTAATGTCATCATGTCCAACGGCTTAGATGTATTAGATTGACCCATTGTAGCGGGTCGAGGCGTTGGAGCAGAGGCCAGTAGTGATTGACCACTAGAGGCATACGGAGAAATCCCAGCCTCTGTAAGTCTTTTGACTTGATTGATAGGCTTATTATATTCATTTTGCATATTATAATCTGCAAGTGAATCACGCCTTTGTCTATTGTAATTCAACATATTGAGACCTTGACCGACTAATGTATTAGCACCGTTAGCAAGTCCTTGCGCAAGCATTAAATTCATTTTATTTATTTTGATATTAGTAAATAGCCCCCCCTTTTTAGGGGGAGGGCTTTGTTTTTAAATTGTTGGTCGTGACACTTGAGGAATCGGTAATTCAGCGTTTATATGGTGCATAGTTTGCACTATAATAGGGCTAAATCTCACGTCACGAAACGCAAACACACGTCTTTCGTCGTTAATCTCGAAAAAGGTTTCGGTAAGTATTGGGTCACGTTCTATACTTCTAGCAAGATGCCAATGGGCATTAAGCGTTGCCATCTCCCCAGTAACGAGGTCGAAAGTATACCTATACTCACTGTTTTGCGGCATATAGCCGAATGTACCGTCGAGTGTGAAAGTATGTCCCGATAACTCACCTCTGAAAATGGCACGTTCTCCGAGCGTGTCGAACTGAGGGTGAAAGTAATCGAAACGATTTTGTTTGAACGCAAAACGAGGCATGGCAGCAATATACGACGGTCTATAAGTTACAGCGGCGACCGTAATCAAATAACCGTGTTCATGTGCGTAAAACGTTTCTTGTTCAGCAGTAGAATAACTGCCTGCATTACCTGTTTGCCTACCTTGGAAGTTATCCGATTGGTTTGTCACCTCACTAACTACAATAGGTTGGCTAAATCCATTCACATAAACAGGAATATCCGCACGAAAGTCAGGCAATTTTGCATCAAACATTGCCATCAAATAGTCTTTGTACGTTTGTGCATGACGTGACATTTCCTCAAATTCTTGCAAACGAGCCGCCCGACGGATTTCTTCCATAATTATGCGAGAACGAGCAAACAACGCATTCGCCTCGACACTATCGTTTGCATTTGCAGTTGCACCCTCTACAACTACGTCAAACGGTGTACCGTCAAGTGTAGTATCAGCAGCGTTACGAAATACTTGTGCGTCTGAATCGACAAATACAGGTGCGCCTTGTTGAGGGGTAGGCAATGCGAGGTTAAAATAATCGTCTTGATACGTAATCTTGCGAATTTTTGTCAATTCGTCAAAATCCGTACCGTTGTCACCATCTATACACCTGTCAAGGACTTCGGGCGTAACGGCTTTGTGACGATAATAATGATTATAGATTTTTTGATAAGCCGCAAACGGAAGCGGGTTAAGATTTGCGTTATCACCAACGCCATCTATCATATAACGATAGGCGAAGTGGTCCGCTAAAACAGGAAGTGTAGTACCAGTGTCCGCATCTTTAGTGAGAAGTGAACGTTCAAAAGACGGAGCTATAGGCGCAAGTCCTGTATATTGGTCGTTTTTGCCTTGAATCCATCTCTCAAACCCATCCCAAATGATTCGATTTGGAACATAAAAAGTATGAAGTTTGATATTCATTGAGTGCATCATTGGTGAAGCCAATGGCTGAAGTCGGACAACTGTTTCGTTTCCGACTTTATACGTGCCGCCTGGCACAGTTTCAATACAGCCGACAGGCGTTAGATAGCCTATTTTCATCGCTGTTAAATGCTGATAACTGAGATTATGCCAAGCTCTATTTGGCTTCGGAATCATCAAATTATTTTCCATTTCTTGCCTTGCGTCTCTCATTATTTTTTATTGTTTTTCCACTTTTGAATCTGCATATCAACAGCATATTTACCAAAAGTAGTTAGAGTGATTGAAATAATTGATAATAGCAGTTGTTGAATAAATTCAACGTTGAGAAGCGACATAGTAAAACCTATTGTAATCGCATCCCAATAATGATTAAAGAACTTTGTCATTAAATAAAGTTATACCAGTTAATAAATGTTTAGTCGAATGTTTCGCGCGAATGGGTACTTTATCATGATGCTGTTTAATTAAGTGTATATCTTTTTCTAATTGTTCTTTTATAACTATAATTAAAGAAAAAGGAAAGGACATACAAAACTCAATTAATGTAATCTCGCCAGTCGGGCCATGATAATTAATAACATAACTACCATTTACTTTGACTAAATCAATCATGTTAACCGTGTCCCCCCACGACGAATAACCAAGTATTTTTGTTTGCGTGGAGTAGTCCGTTGAACGGTCTTAAAATTAGAATTTTTCATTTTAATAAATGATTTAATGATAAAGAAAAAATTGTTGATAATTGCTTTGGCTTTTTCATGGCTACACAGGGTTTTTTTTAGTTGTTGACACAGAGGTGTCAACGGGCTAATAATAATCAAGACTTTATAGCCCCTTTGTTTGCTTTGTATTCTGCAAACTCTTTTGCGTCGGCATCTGCTTTCGCTTGCGCTTCCGCTTTTTGTTGTTTTGACGCTTTATATGTTGCGTCTAATTGTGCAAGTTCCTTTTTACCATCCTCTTGGATCTGTTTCAAGAATGCGGCTGCGGAACGTTGCGTGCTTGGGTCGGTCGGATACGACCGCATGGCAGACATAGTAGTAGGAGCGGGTAAACCGCTTTCACGACGTGCAAGCATAGCTTCTATGCTGTCTGCAAGATCTGCCACTGTTAATTCTGCTTTTCCTGCTTCGCTTTCCCAATAAGGAATAGAAATAGCATGAAAAGGAATAAGATAAAACGACTCGGGATTGGTATCCGTCGTCTCCAAATAATGAAACGTTAAAATATTGGTGTAACTTTTCCAATACCTATAAACGCTTGAACCACCTTTTTCCATTAAAATAAATTTTAATCGTTAATAAAAATTGTTAATAGACTGCAATGTTCAAAAACGTTTTTGACATTTCCTAACTTTTTACAGTTTTTTTTTGCTTACTACGATATTTCGTAGAATGCGGGGGCAATCCCCCGCGCCCCCTCAACCTTTTTATCCGTGGCAGTGCCACTACTAAAAAGGTTTTTCAAACAAGAGCGACAATAATGTTGATCAACATCACCCTCTATAACACATTGTTCGAAATATTCTGATACTGTTTCGAATTCTTGTGTCTCACGACCACACAACATTTCTCCATCAAAATGGAGATGAATCTTTTTTAGTTTTTTTGACATGACCGATTATTTCTTTTGATATTGAATATTTACGTTTTGATAATTCTGTTTG